GTTACTGTTGATTGTATTATCGCAGTAGCTGAGTTTTTGAAGCGGGTTAATAGAAATTCAATAGTTGGACAAAATAGAGATGAAACTAAGTATGTTTTATCAATAAGGCCGTTCGATATTTTAACGGACGGGGCGAAAGAAATAACCATAGAGAGCGACAAAAATGTACATTAAAATTTTAACGTTGGCTTTATTGCTGGCAACAGTATCCGCAAATGCAGATGAACATTCGGCGGTAGTGCAGGAATTTATGAGCGATGTACACCAGCAAGATCAGGCAAGGATTCAGCGCTACCATGCCGATATGGAAACGAATATGCAACTTAACCAGCAGTTGTTTAATGCCCGATTTAACGCCTGGGCAGCGCAACAACACAATTCAACAACGCTTCAGTTCGGCGGTGGATTGCCTCCTAAAGTCATAATTTACAGACCGCAATGAGCTGGGACTTTTTCAAATTTACAGAACCTAAGGCAAATAAAGAATATCCATGCGATTCTTGGTCGTGGCTTAGTAATTGTGATGACATCGATTTTTCAGAATTAACATTTTCAGAGCGTAAAGCTATAGCAAAGGCTAAACGCAATGGATTTAAAATTAAGCCTGGGGAAATGTATAGAAAAGTAGAGGGTAAATGGGATGGTGAATTTACAACATTTAGAGCAATTATCGCACTTGATGATATTTGCCATAAATACGATATTTATGATGAATAATGATAACAGTTAGCATAGGTATTACCGGGCTAAGCCAAGTGCATTTTAAGTTTAATCCTGGTGACGAAAAAACCCATGTTACCAGGATGGCAATTAGCGAAAAAGACACGCAAGCACTTTTGGAAACAGTAAAAACTCAAATAGAAGGGATTATTAGTGGACAGATTAATTGAGCAATTAAAGCAGCATGAGGGCTACAGAAAACACGTTTATAAGGACAGTAATGGGATTGATACTATCGGTTACGGGTATAATTTAAGCAGCAATATGGCAAGTTTTTCTTCGATTGAGCTGGCTTATTTTTATCGAGAGGGTATGTCAAAAACAGAAGCGCTGAGGGTTCTTAAGCTTTGCATAAATAAGACCAGTGAAGAACTTAAATTAAAGTTTGAATGGTTTGATTCGCTATCTAAGGCAAGGCAGGACGTGTTAATTAATATGTGCTTTAACCTTGGGATAGTAAAGCTGCTTAAGTTTAAGAAGATGCTTAAATGCTTGGAGGATGATGACTGGCAAGGGGCAGCCGGCCAAATGCTTGAATCGAAGTGGCATAGTGACGTAGGGCAGCGGGCAATAACTCTGTCAGCACAAATGATGAGGGGGGAGTATGCTAATGTTCAGACGGCTTATCCGATGGCTTAAGAAATAGCTATGATTAGTACTAAGAAAAGATCGGAAGGCAATACAATTTGCCGGGTATGTTATTGCAAAAAGTGTAAGAAGTTCGTAAGAAGTATTGATATGGTTCAGACAACAGCGTTCGATTATTGCAAGGAGTGTCACCTTAAGATGAATGTAAGCAAATTTAAGGCGTCTGAGGCAATTAAGACCGCTAATGTGCAAAGGCAAAGGATGGTAAGGCTTCTTGAGAAAGACCCGGTAAGTATGAGCTTAAGCATGTTAAAAGCGCTGGCTGAGAATAAGGCAACACCGAAGATGCTGCTTGATATTAAGGAGATTGAGAAACAAAAGGCGCTTAGGAGTGGGGATTATGAAAGGAATGATAAAAAATTATTCAAGTAAAAAAGAAACATGTTGTTGTAGATTTACCTAAGATAAAGAAATAAATCAGATATAGAAACCAAGTTGTATCACTAAAAGAGATAAGTTATGCCAATATTTCAAACAAAATGCACCAATAATGAGTGTGGACACAGGGATGACAGGATTGCAAAAAACAGTGAAGAATTGCCTCCGTGTGCAAAGTGTGGTGGAGAATTAATGAAGATACAAACCCACGAGTTCGCCTTTAGCTTTGCTAATGGTGGCGGGTGTCATAGTCAACGCTTAAGCTCACCAAGCCGGAATTAATATGTCAGTTGAGATTATTAGTAAAGACCCTCACGCGCTACCACCATTCGAATGGTTTGCCGGTAAAACCAATAAAGAACTGATAGAGGGACTACGACCAATCCTTTCATTCAATACGATGGATAAGCTTGTAAACGGCGTGATGCCCGATGAAAAGAACGTTGAATTAAGTATTAAATTGATGGCAACGCTTGAAGCATTGGCAAAGGCTGAGGCTGAAACAAGCAATTCACAAGAGGTTTTCTTTGATATTTTGGGGGATAAATGAGTTCATCATTATTGCAGCTTTATCAACCAGAGCATAACTTTCAAAGCATTAAAAATGCCTATGAAGCCGTTAATTTAAAAGCTCCGTTATCATATACACTAAAACAGTTAGGTGTAGATTTATTTGCCGGGAAAATTGGCTTGTATATGAGTAACGATACTTTGTTGATTGTAAGAATAGATAATTATGACGTAGGGCCAAAAAAGATCATGTTCATTATATTGGCTTATTCTGTCAACGGTGATGCGCTGGAGATGTATCGTCAGCAGGTTAGGACATTAGCTAAAGAGCTTGGATGTTCAACAATACAATGGCAAAGTCCAAGAATGTACACTAGGGCAGTGGAAGGTTCAAGGGTTAAAGAATGGCTTTATGAGCTGGATATTTGATGGCAGGCATAACTAGAGAAGAATTTATCCAGCGGTCGCACCGGGATTTTGAGTTCTTTTCTAGAAACTCGCTCAAAATTCTCAACAAAGCCGGTAAGCTGGTTCCATTCATCCTGAATACTCAGCAGCTAGAGGTTCACCGGCGCATAGAGCAGCAGTTACAGGAAACAGGTAAGGTTAGGGTTATCATCCTTAAATCGCGCCGTCTTGGTATCAGTACGTTTGTTGCTGGGAGGTTTATCTGGAAAGCAAGATTTAATAAATACCAGCGTTCCGGAGTAATGACTCACCTTGCCAGTTCCACATCAGCCCTATTTAAGATTTACAAGCTCATGCACAAGCATTTGCATCCATGGCTTGAAACTAAGCTTGGGGCAAGCAATGCAAAGGAATTGCTATTAACAGGAGCTGAGTCTAGTATTGCAGTAAGTACTGCTGGAAGCGCACAGACTGGACGTGGCGACACTTTGCAGCGTGGACACTTGTCTGAGTGCGCATTCTTTCCGAATGACCGCGAGATCGCGGCTGGTTATATTGAGGCGATCAGTAATACCCCTGACTCAGAGATCATCATTGAGTCAACATCCAATAATATCGGTAACTACTTTTACGACATGTGGGTTGATGCCGAGCAAGGGCGATCAGAATTTATCTGTATTTTCCTTCCATGGATGAGTGACCCAGATTGCTCCACTATCCCGCCGGAAGACTTTAAGCTGGACGATGACGAGCGAGAATACAAGGAGCTTATGGGATTAACCATGGCGCAAGTGTATTGGCGCAGGTTAAAAATACTGAGCTTAGGAGACGACAGGTTTCGACGGGAATACCCAGCAACGGTAGCTGAAGCGTTCAGGACGTCCGCTGGCAAAGAGTTTATCGACGCCACAGCAGTGCTACAAGCCAGAAAGCGCAATCTGGACATTAATCCGTCAATGCCGTTAGTGCTTGGTGTTGACGTGGCTCGATATGGCACTGATAGAACCTGCATTGCATGGCGGCGTGGAAGGATAGTGTTAAAAACCTTAAAGCTCAGCAAGATGAGTGGTCAGGATATAGCGGACATACTCATCCCGATTATCCAAAAGGATAAGCCGCTAAAGGTATATATAGACGGTACTGGCGGCTATGGTGGGGCCGTGGTTGATTGCTTGCGTATGATGGGCTACGACTCAACCGAGATTAACTTCAGTTCTGCACCAATCAATAAGGAGGACTTTTTTAACCGCAGGGCTGAGATGTATCACCGACTTAAAGTATGGCTTCCGGACGGGCAGCTTCCGGACGAGGACGACATAGAACAGGATTTGACAGGCTTCAGTTTCACACACAGAAACAATAAATTACTACTTGAGGATAAAGAGGCTGTAAAGAAGCGCCTTAAGCGCTCGCCGGATACAGGAGATGCCATAGCTTTGACATTTGCAGAAGAACTTGGCTCAAGCATTAACACTGTTGCGAATAACAGCAACTGGCAGCAGGTCATAAATCGGGAGCCTGTTTATGCATGGTAAAGTATTAACACTTTGTTAATTCACTAATATGACTATAATGCAACAAAATACGCCCACATATAACCAAACGGAATATAAATGGCAGCTAAAAGAAAGAAATTAACAGATGACGATTTAGTTGCCATTATTGATGACAATATAAATCAATCTCAAAATTACAGTTCTAAACTTTCATCGAGTAGGGCAGAAGCGTTAAAACTCTATAATTGCGACCCGCTAGGCAATGAGAAGCGTGGCCGGTCAACTTATGTATCAAGCGATGTTAGAGACGTTATCGGATGGGCTCTGCCTAATTTAATCAAGATTCTTACTGCTGATGACGTTATTGTTTTTGACGAGACTAGCGAAGAAACCAAGGGGGATGCTGAGGACGCAAGCCTATACGCTCATCACGTCTTACACAAGAAAAACAACGGGTTTATGATTCTATATAACCTGTGCCACGATGCCTTGTTAAACAAAAACGGGTATGTGATGACGGCAGTTGATGCCTCGCCGGTTTATAAAAAGGAAAATTACGAGGGGCTTACAAAATATGAGTTAGCCCAACTTCTGCAAGACCCAGCAGTAGAAATAGTAAGTCAAAAAATAAACAAGCCAGATGCCGGTAAAGAAGTAGTCGAAGAAGATGGTCAGCACCTGGATGGCATGATTGAACAAATCAAGGATGGCACTCTAGATCCCCGAACACTGCCACCAGAAGTAATGCTGGCCTTGCAGAATAATATACAGTCCAATGAGGAAACATATGATGTAACGATCAAGCGCAAAAAAGGCGGTAATGGTCGAATCATCGTTGAGAACGTGCCTCCTGAAGAAATGATTATCCCGCGCTCATGCCGTGGTCTTGACCTTGATAAGTCTCCATTCGTGGCAAGACAGGTTAAAAAGACTATCTCATGGCTTAGAAATCAGGGTTATGAGGTAGAAGATGACATAAATGATTCAATAGGGAATACATCAGATTTTAGCGCCGAACACGTTGTTAGAGATTATGCGGATGGTAGCTATTTACCGTCCGAGGATACCGGAAAGAATGACCCATCACAGCGCGAAGTTACCCTGATTGATTCTTACTTTTTAGTTGATTTTGATGGCTCTGGAATAGCACAGCTACGGTGTGTTAAGAAAGTTGGCAGAAAGATACTTGAGAATGTTGAGGTAATTTGCCAGCCGTTCACCTCAACCAGCCCTTATCCTATCCCGCACAAGCACAATGGCAATTCAATGACCGATTTAGTCAAAGACTTGCAGCGCTTAAAGTCAATGTTGACTAGGGCAAGCCTTGATTCGTTTGCCTTTAATATCTCGCCCCCTAAGGCCATTAATGTTGAGGCAATAGTCGATGTTAACGATCTGCTTGATACAGCGCCAGGCTCATTTATCCGTTGCCGTGGGGATGTAAATGCCGCAGTTTCGGTATTGCCGTCATCCGGAATCGGCACTGAAACCCTGCCGTTCTTCGAGTACATTGACAATGTGGTTGAGTCCCGCACCGGCACAAGCAAGATGAGCCAGGGCATTAACGCTAATGCCTTCACACAGACCGCTTTTGGCACAGCAGCAGTAATGAGCGCGGCGCAAGAAAAAATGATGCTGGTAACGGCTATCATAGCGAATACCGGGCTTGGGGATATTTACAAGAAAATCATAAAGCTCGCGGCTGAATACCTGAAAGAGCCTGAAAACATCAAGCTTAGACAGGAATTCAAACAGATTGACCCTAGCAAGTGGTCAGAGCTTGAAACAATTACCTTGCAGGGCCTTGACAAGCAAAGCGAATCGGTAAATATCCAATCAATTCTGACCTTACAGCAGACGGTTGGTGCAATACCAGACCCAGCAATCAATAGCATGATCGACCCTGAAAAAGTACATAATGCACTCAGTAAGGCCGTTAGAGCATTGGGTTCAAACAATCCTGCGGCTTATTTTAATGACCCGAATAGCCAGGAATACCAAGCCTTATTGCAGCAAAAAACTCAGCCACAACCACCGCAACCAGACCCAAATATGCTTCTTGCTCAAGCTCAAATGGCATTAAGCCAGGTTAAAGAGCATGAAACGCAAATAAAGGCGCAACAAGCCGGTAATGACGCGCAAAAAGCACAAGCAGAACTAAGCATCAAACATGGCGAACTATCGCTTAAACAGCAGGAATTCGAGCTTAAAAAGGCCATGGACATTGCCAAAGCTGAGCTTGATAAAACCAAGGTTCATCTTGAGAATGAAATCGAGATAGCCAAGTTTAACCAGCAGGCTTTTAATGACCTTTTTGGTGATATTAAGTCTGACCTTGAGCAAACTGATACAAACCCAGATGGCATGGAGGGGGAAACATCAATGAAACCAACAAGAATTAACGGACAGGCAGGAATGTTAAAGAAAATGCTTGAGCCGCACGAACAGGCTGCATCTGCAACGCATAGCAGGCTTGATGCCCTGGCCGCACAGCTTGAGCAATTACATAATCACATGGCCAAACCAAAACAGGTCATACGTGATGAAAATGGTAAAATTTCTGGAATTCAAACACTTTAAAATAGGAAAAATACAATGGCTTGGTCATTTTTAACTGCAACAAAGAACGCCCGCCTTGACGCTATCACTACGCAAGCTGGAACTGGGGCAAAATTAAATATTTACACCAGTGCATACGGCACATTATTGGCAACGTTCACCTGGACCGGCAATATTTGGGCTGCGGCTTCGGCAGGGGCAATGTCAATGAACGCGCCTACAACTAATCCGGTAACACCGGCAGCAAATGGTGTGGCGGCAATCGCAAGGGTTACAAAGTCTGACAATACCACGCACATTATCAGTGACTTGACCGTTGGCACGTCTGCAACTGATGTGATCGTGACAAATACCACGTTTGCAACTACAGCGCCGGAAACGCTTAATTCATTCACTATCACACACGCGGCATAATCATGCTTACACCAGCGCAAGTAACAGCAGTACAAGGGTGGTTAGTAGCTACACCAGAAGTGGCGGCAATGATAACAGCCGCCGATACTTTAGGAATATCTAATTACATGAATGGAAATTCAACATTTCAGGTATGGAAGTCAAATACTTTGGTAACGGACATTGATAATGCGATAAATTGGGCGAATTTTACCCCTTCTGTAATAGCGGCAGGAGCCGGTCAGGATGCAATGAATTATATGCTTGCCTGTCAAGGTAAACAGTTTAATTTGCAAAATATCATTAGCGCAGCGGCTAAAACCGGAACAATAGCAACAGGCTTTGCTAACATAAGGGCAGGGTTGCAAGATGCCCTAACAGGTATTCAAAGCGGCGTAAGTGGGGCAACAGTTGGCGCAGGTTGGTCAGCAGTTCAACTTGCAATACAACGGCCGGCAAACTTTTTTGAAAAGATATTCGCAACCGGAACAGGCTCTCAAGCGGCTCCTGGCTCACTGGTCGTTGAGGGTAAAATAGCGCAAACGGAAGTCAGTTTTTGTATCTTTAATGATGATGGTACAAGGAAAATCTAATGTCAACAGCCATTAAAAATTCGCGCATATTAGTAACGGCCGGAACCACCAACACATCAGGCTCAACATCTCGCGGAAGTGTTGACCTTAGGACTGCGCTTGGTGGTGTGCTCACGCTTAAAATTACTAATGGTGCAACAGGGCCTACAATTCAGTGCACTGCTAACGTATTAATTGCTCACAATACCGGAGCAACCCCTACACTTGCAAGCGCTGGTGCTGACTGGAAAACTGTTTTTAGTGTTGGCAATGGCTCTGGAAATAATACGGTCGGCGAGTGGAGCTATGAGGTAAGCGCAGGGGTAATGCACTTAGAGGTTGAATTTACCGGCAACACTGCTCAAACAGTAACAGTTGAAGCGTATTTCTCAGAATTAACAAGCATAGGGTAAGGTTATGGCTATAACAACGGTAGACGACATTGCAAGCGGATTAAATTCTCAGAAAACAATACAGTATTATAAAACGGCAACCAATACAGCCAAGGGCGCTGGAGCTTTTCTATCGATGTGGGTAGCTGGTGGTAATCCCGCGACCGGAGCAACCCCTCCTGCTTACACGGCGGGTTCAGGATATACCTGTTCGAGTGCAACTACTGGTGCAATGATTTACAGCAATGGTGCAGTACAAAACTGGCTTGCAAAGGTTGGTATGATGTGCAATCAGCCTGGGGTTATCATATTGGCAGATCGGTTATGGGCTTGTGGAGGTATGGGCTTTGCCGCAGCAACATACACGATCACGACTCCTGGAAGTTTACCTGCGCGTATCACAGATAACGGAATCGGTGTTGAGGCATGGATTGAGAATTACACGACTTCAGGCGCAGCGTCCGGCACAGCAACTTTTAACTACACTGATGCAAACACAGGAGCAGCATCTGCTGGTGTAATAGCCGCGGTCGTATCCGCTCCCCAGGCAGGACAGATGCAACCAATTCCAATGGAGGCCGGAGACACGGGTGTAAGAGCGCCAGTCAGCTTGGTAACATCCGCTACCTGGACAAGTGGTACTGGCTTTGGCATAACGCTACTAAAACGCATAGTAGAGATTCCTATCATTGCAGCCAATAC